TCGCTGCTACGCGTCGTCGCGTGGCTGGCGGAGTACGAGTGCGTGATTGTGGAGGCTGGCACGGAAAGATGAACTGTTTTAGTTTGGTTCGCAAGGAAGATATTACCGGGATTAGTGGCGTCGGCAAAGTAGCGCAGGGCATTCAGTTCGATAGCGGGCGCTGCGTAATAGAGTGGTTGACCTCCGTTAATTCTATTTCCGTTTACCAGAGCATTGACGATGTGATTGCTATTCACGGGCACAACGGCGCGACGGTTATCGAGTGGGAAATGAGTTTTCCTCGTTTCTCGGTTGGGCAGCGTGTATTCGGTATTATCGACAACGCTGGTTTTGTCGGTTCGGTTACGGCTATTCGCCGCGCTCACGATCATCCACTTCCTGAATATCTAATCGAAGGATTTTCGCAAAAGCCTATATGGTGCTTTGAAGGCGAATTGTTCCTTGAGACTGACAAGGATGTTCACCCTAAGACAATCGAGAATATTCTACGCACGGAGGCCGCGAACGATGCCTCGTAAGAGCGCGAACGGACGGCGCGAAGTCGCAAAGCGCGATACGCTGAATAATAGACAGCAGATGTTTATTGATGCGTACTTCGCTTGCGGCATGAACGGTACGGAAGCGGCGTTGCAGGCGGGTTACAAAGGCAACCGTGACGTGCTTGCGGTCACAGCCAGCCGCCTGCTAAGCGGCGTTAAGGTGCGCGCGCGTATTGCCGAGCGCCTCGAAAAGTATCACCTTACGGCAAACGAAGTACTAGCCCGTCTCGCTATGCACGCACGCGGTTCGCTGGAAGATTTCATTGACGCCGATAGCGGCGTTATCGACATGGCAAAAGCAAAGCAAGGGCGGCAGTTGCACCTTGTTAAGAAATATAAAACAAAGTTCACCACTATCACGGACAAGGACGGACGCGAATCGGAGATTGTCGAAACTGAACTTGAATTGTACGATGCACAGTCGGCCCTGGTTCACATCGGCAAGCACCTTGGCTTATTCAATGCCGACGTGAATATCAATTTCAATGTCCTGACTGACGACCAGCTTGAAGCAATCGCCAAGGGGCAAAAGGTTATCACAATCGAGGCGGGCAAATGATGGCATTAACCCGCATAACGAGCTACAATAAAGGCTATCTTATAATGAATGTTGCCACCCGGTTACGAGCCGTTGGCAACGTGAGCAAACCTGTTGGGAGGTTTACTATGTCTGATTCTACACAGCTACCCCTTTTTGATCCAATTTCCATTCAACTAACGCAAGGCTACGTCGCGTATGTCGATCCGATAGACGCGGACTTGGCTGATTTTAAGTGGTCGGCATTAGTAACTGATAATGGACTTGTATACGCAACGCGTGGTATTGACAAAGACAATAAAAAATCCACAGAGCTAATGCATCGGGTTATTTTGTCTAGAATGCTCAAAAGGATTTTGTATAGGCGTGAATTAACTGACCATAAAGATACAAATGGACTTAACAATACACGTCAAAATCTGAGATTAGCATCTCAATCTCAAAATCTCATGAACGTTACTCGCTTCTCCAATAATAAGACAGGGTTTAAAGGCGTTTCCATTGCCAGCAGATCGAAACGGCAAACAGGGCCATTGAAATGGCGCGCTGACATTAACATCGATGGGGAACGTAAATATCTAGGGCTATTCGACACGCCCGAATCTGCTTTTGATGCATATTGTAAAGCTGCCGTTGAATTACACGGCGATTTTGCGAGGACAAAATGACGCAAAATCCCCAAGTTTTCCTTTACAAGTTTTTAGAAGGATTAAGATTTCAGTTTTGTAAAAAAGTAAAGCGTCTACCAGTGCGGGTAAACGTGCCAGATGTAACACAATCCTTATTGTGTTACATCAAAACAGGGGCGATATTATGAATGTCGTAATTGCCCCGACGCCTCGAAACCGTGCAAGAGCGGAATTGGAACTGCGGAAACGTAAGTTACTTACGAATTCCCATGTCGATAGTAACCATTATAGGGAAGTTAATTCTATCGATTTTGCCGAATTCAAGCGCCGTGTTTATCCGCCTTATGTCGAGACCTCCTATCAACCATTGCTTGATAAATACTTATCGCAGGTGGAGCTTTACGTCAGGACTGGCGGCGCTGAGGGAATTGGGCGGTTGATGATTTTTATGCCACCGCGTCATAGCAAGACGTTGAACGCATCGAAACTCTTTCCGGCGTGGTTCGTGGGCCGCAACCCGGACAAGCGATTGATCACGGCGTCCTACGGTGCAACATTGGCGTCCCGCAACAGCCGCTCGGTGCGCAACATTGTACGCAGTGACGCTTATCAAGAGATGTTCCCCGGCATCAAGTTGGCCCAGGACACGGCAAGCGCCCATGAGTGGGATATTGCCGGGCACGAGGGCGGTATGATTGCGGCGGGTGTGGGCGGCGGCATCACCGGGCACGGTGCGCACTTGTTTATTATTGATGATCCTATCAAGTCGCGTTCCGAAGCTGAGAGCCAATTGTATCGTGATAATCTGGTGCAATGGTATGGCGATGCGTACACGCGCCTTGAAGAGCCGGGCGGCGCGGTGATTTTAATGCATACCCGCTGGCATGAAGAAGACTTAGCTGGTTATTTACTACAAGAGGGCATTGATAACTGGACTGTGTTGTCACTCCCTGCGATTGCGGATGCGCGCGACGAGTTAGGACGCGAGGCTGGTCAAGCGCTGTGGCCCGAACGATATAGCCTCGAAGTGCTTGATAAGATTAGAGAGACGTTGGGTGAATATCGTTTCGTTTCCGAATATCAACAACGGCCTGGTCCCAAGACAGGCGGGCTATTTGAAACGCAGTCAATCGAGGTTATAGACCACGAACCGGAATGTACAAAAATCGTCAGGTTCTACGATCTTGCTGTGACGAAGAAAGCTACCAGCGACTTCACGGCTGGCGCAAAGATTGGTGTTACTCGTGATGAGCGCCCGGTGCTGTTTGATATGTTCCGGCGGCAGTTGACAGCGCCAGAGGTGCAAGAGGCGATTGTGCAGAACGCGCTGATTGATGGTACGAACGTGCCAATCTATCTCGAAGGTGAGAAAGCTGGCATTGTTCAGTTGGATTACCTACTGCGAGATCCTCGTCTTCGTGGGTTTAAGATTTCGACAATTCCACCATTAGGCGACAAGTACACCCGCGCGGGTCCGTTGGCAAGTCGGGTGAACGCGGGCAAAATGCTGATGGTTCGCGCGGCATGGAATCGCGCTTACCTTGATGAACTCGCTGTCTTTCCCCACGGTGGACATGATGATCAGGTTGACTGTTCTAGTGGCGGTTGGGGCGTTCTGGCAAGCAGGCGAAAGGCGACGTTCGCATGAACCGGTTCCGTCGCCAGCCCGCTACCGCACCAGCACAGCCAACGCGCAAGGCCAGCAGTACCCGCGCGATCATGGTCAACGGAAAATATCAGACCATCGCCGAACTACGCTCTAGCTACGGCAACGGCTTGCGCCTTGTCCAGAACGGGCAGGGCATTGTTAGTGGCGACTATACGGCGGAAGAGTTGGCAAATGTTTACAAGACGGGATTGACAACCTTCATCGGCATCAACACCCGATGCGGGATCAGCGCTGAAATCCCGGTACGGTGCATCGATTTTAATGATGAAGTTGTCGAGGATGGTCCGGCTCAATCGTTCATCAAAAACTCACCTAAGTTTATCTGGCGGCTGCTGGCACACAATATTATTTGGGGGGAAATCTACATCCTCAAGGTGCGCAATCGGCACGGCTATACTAGCGGGCTAGAGATACTTTCGCCGCTGGACGTTGAGCCAGAGATGGACTATTCACGCGGTGTGGTGCGCCGTTACCGGGTCTACCGATCTAACGGAGCCTATGAGTTTATTCACCCTGACGACATGATCGTCGATATAACGTTCAATCCGTTCAGCGATATCGACGGTACGGGAGCACTTGAACCTGCTAAGGTCCGTAACGATATCGAAACGAACATCGGACGCTACGGGGCTATGTTCTTTGCGAACAGTGCGCGCCCCGACTTGATTATCAACACCGAAGATGATTTAGACGAACCTGAACTTATTGCCGCAAAGAAAAGTTATGAAGCGAGTTTCAAGGGTGTACTTAATTCTTTTAGAGCATGGTTTGCTGCGGGGCGAAAATACACAATTACGCCTGTCTCAACGAACCCGGTAGACCTGGCGCTCGTTGAACTGGATGCCCGCGCGGACATGAAGATTCTGGCGGCAATTAAATGCAATCCGATTCTGGCGGGCATCGGCACGGCAAGCGATCCGTTGTCTTCGCAAGGCACGTATGAACAGGTTCGCCGTCAGCAGGTAGATTTTGTAGCTATTCCCGACGTGCGCGGTATTTGCAATATCCTCAATGAGCAATGGCTACATAGTGATTTCCCAAATGGCGCAGATCGCTATCGACTAGAGCCTAATCTTGCTGAGATACAATCAGACAGTCTAGGTACAGGCGAACGTGTCACCACGGCAGCGGCAGCGGTGAGCAACCGTGTGTGGACGGTCAACGAGGCGCGTAAATACACGGGCAAAGAGCCGCTGCAATATGCCGTGTCCATCAATCCTGAATGGTCATGGGGCAATTGGGATCGCGGACTGATGACACGGAAGCAAGTGCTATTGGCGCAGGGCTACGATAGCGCGACCATCGCCGGACCCGACGGCTACATCTACGAACTTGATCCGCGTTTCAAAGTGGCGGGGCAGAACTTGCAACCGCCACCCGCCGCATATTTCCCGAATCCGGGCATACAGCGCAGTTTGCCCGCAACCGTTCCGCCACCTGAACCGCAACCGGAAAATGTACTGACAATCGAACCAGCGCCACCACGTCGCAATGCCGACGCCTTAGCACAAGTCGAAGAGTTGCGACTCTGGTCTAAGCGCGTGAAGAAGTCTGGGGTATCGGCACGGTTTAGCGTCGAATGTATTACGCCTGCTATTGCGGCGTTTGTGCGCAGTAATCTCGCTGACGGTTGGTCTAGTGCCAGCGTATTTGAAGCGGCGAAGCTGGCGGTCCGCACGGGTGAACCGCCACAAATAGGCATCACACCTGAAGACGCAAACGCCTATTGGCAGGATTACGATGGGTTAGAATCTGATATTCGTGACGCATGGCTCCAAAGTTATATGTCTAAGGTTTGGTCGTCTGTACGTCCTGAATTGCGTGACGGTCTGACGGATTTAGACCTACAAACCATTCTGGATCAACATCACGAAACGTTGACGGCGGAATGGGTAGGTGATGCAAAGAATCCCGGTTCGTTGCAAGCGTTGGTTTTGGCGGGCATGGTTGCTGGTAATAAAGCGTTGTCCACTGGAAACGCTGCGCGTCCACAGCGCGCTACACCGTCTATTCAGTTCGCGGCGTCTTTCGATGTGTTGAGTGCGGAGGCGTTGAGTTTTGTGAAGCAATACGCCTTTAATCTGATTCGCGGCATTGATGAAACAACAATAGGATTAGTTCGGCAAGCGATCAGTGACGGAATTACTAATGGTCAATCGCTTGATGTAACTGCGCAAGTACTTGATGAGATATTTCACGATTCCGATAGAGCTAGGGTTATCGCGGGCAATGAAAGTCTTCGCGCCTACAACGCCGGAGCTTTCGCCCGTTGGCAGAACGCTGGTGTGACTCAGGCGAAATGGTTGACGGTGCGAGATAGTCATATATGCCCTATCTGTCTTCGTCTCAATGGTCAAGTTGCGAACATTGTGACCGGATGGACTGATCCAGCAACGGGCGCGATTTATCGAGAACTAGCGCACGTCTCTTGCCGTTGCCCGAAAGCTCCGGTGCTATTATGATCACCGAAGCACTCGATCTGCTCAATCGTATCGCCGATCTCGGTAACGCAGACGCGCAACGCGACTTCCTGCTGTTTGTCGGCGGACGGGTAGGCACGCTGGCGGAGAGCCACTTACGCGCCGCTATACCGGAGGAGCCGAACGGCAGACCGTTGGAACTGTTCTATACTCGCACTAGCGAAGCAAAGAAACCATACAAACTCAAAGGTGGGCTGATTGTGGGCCGTCCAGGTGAACAGTTCAAATCAAAGTTCAAGAGCCTTAAGCAGCAGCGCAAGGTGATTATGCTGGCGAAGCAAGGCAAGATACCGCGTTCGCGTACTGGCTTCCTGCCCAATAGCTACACCCACGCCGTAACGTTCGAGGCAACGGGCGCGATTGTGTCGGTTGGTACGAATCTTGATTATGCCGAGTGGGTTGTAGGCAACAGTGACGTGCAATCGCATTATCACCAGGAGAGCAACTGGAAGCCTGTTAGTGAGACGATAGCAGCGCACACTGACGACTACGGGCAAGAGATCGTCACGAGCGGCAAGCCGTGGCTCGTGGGCTATTTGAAGGGTGGCAAGTGATGATTACTATTCAACCTCCACTAGACGACCCCTTTGCGACTGCTATTGTGGACGCAGGTCCGACAATCGTGTTACCGGCGCGTGAGCGGGCGCTGTGGTTGGCGTTTCGGCAAGCGCTACTAATGATTGTGGATGCGATTGAGGTATATATCGGAACGGATGTCCGAACGGCGGAACTACGAAAGAGGGCGAGATGACGCAGCACGACTTTATGATGGATATGCGAGAACGCGCGAGTGAAGCGATATTTACGTTTACTGATCTCGTTTTGACCGCAGACGAACTCAGGCGACTTGCTATCGAATGTCTGAAAGACACACCTGAGCAATATCGGCAAGAACTAATAGACGCGATTGTCCAACCTGAGCAATCAAACGTGAATATGTTTGGATGTAGAGTGGTAGTGAAATGAGCGCAACGGCCAACGTTGATCTCGCTAAGACTATTCTCGATCTGTCGAAAGCGCTGGCGTTGGTGCGAGGGCTGACTGTGCATGATGGCGAGGCATTACCGGGATGGTTTTACGAAAGCGCTGAGTACTTGGATGCGTTACGGCTTCGCTGGCGGCACGAGTTTGGAGATGGCATCATTGAGCCCACGGACCAATTCTTGAGAGAGTTTTTGCAGCATAACAGATAGGATTGTATTTTAACAACCGTATAGCACGCTAGTCTTTTTAGAACGGCGAGATTTGTAGGGAGTGTAGAACCCCCGCGAGTTTCGCCGTTCTTTTTATTTGGGGTAACGAGATGCCAGACATAACAGCAGAGCAAGTACATACTAAGCAAGCCGATCCACGGTTGTATATCCGCTCGGTTACGCCCGAAGGCGAGATTGAGGGCTACGTCTGTATCTTTGGTGATCCTCAGCACCGGGATTCGTATGGGACGTTCTTCGACAAGAACAAAATGCCTGATATGGCGCTCGATTATCTACCTCAACCAATGTATTACGAACACGGGCTTGACGAGTCGCTCGGCAAAATGCGAATCGGCAAAGTGGTCCAGGCGTGGGCCGATAACATTGGTATCAAGTTTCGAGGATTTCTCGATAAGAGTATTGAATATTTCGACCAAATAGTTGACCAAATTAATCAAGGATTACTTGCCACATCAAGCGGAACCGCCGGACACCTTGCGGAGTTTGACGATCAAGGCCGCTTTGTTTCGTGGCCTTTAGTTGATCTAAGCCTAACTAGTTCTCCATCGGAAAGTCGTATGCCGATGGTTAGTTTAGTGCGTTCCGAAGACGGGCGCATGTTCGCAGAATTTCAACAGTCAGTCAGTATCGACAATACCGACCCAACCGAAGACGCTTCAATAGACGGCGGGTCTGCCGTGAGTGAGCGTAAGGGTGAGGACGTGGCGACGATTGTAATTGAATCGCAACCAAAACAAAGGAGTAAACGATCCATGTTGACAGTAGAGCAACTTGGTGTGGTCCCCGGCGACGGCATTGACGCCGTGTTCGCTAAGCTGGCGGACGCAATCGGGCCTGACGCTGCAAAGGCGTTTATGGCGTCACAATTGGGCGGTGCGCCCGCCCCTATGGACGATCCTGAAGATCAGGCCGAAGCGCCTGAAATGCTGAGCGTCGATGCGGGCCGCAGCAAGAAGCCTGCTACCAAGCCAGCCGAGAACGCCGATATTACGGCAATGCGTGCCGAGCTTGACGCGATGCGTAAGAAGATCGAAGCGGAACCGCCCGCTGGACAGACGACTGTTCGCGCTGGTACGGCTAAGGTTTCCAACGTGATTGATATGCGCTATGACCATCTGAGCGCTGCTGAAATGGCATTCGGCTATAACATCCTCATGGCAGAGCGCGATCCGAAGGGCGTTTATGCCAAGCAGGGCGTGTCTGTCGTCAAGGAAGAGTACAACCGCGCTCTTGCTCTCAAAGTTGAGGCGGAGGTTCTGAAGAATACCGCTCCTGTACTTGAAAGTAGTTTCCGTAGCAAGTGGCACTACACCCGCGCGAACGAAGTAATGGGTTCAACTATTACTGGCGGTGGTCTCGAATGGATTGGCGTGTACTACGAAAACGCTATCTGGGAGAAAATTCGCCAAGCGACGATCTGGGAGTCTCTCGTCAGCGCGGGTATGACCGTGCGCGAAATCCCGCGCGGTTACGCTAGCGACACTATCCCGCTGGAAAGCACGGGCGCGACGTGGTACAGCGTCGGCGCAACAACGGGCGTCGATAGCACGCTCAACCCGGCAGTTGCCGTGACCAGTTCCAGGTACACCACGGCTAACAAGTCACTGACCGTTACTAAGGTCGGCGTGGCGACGTTCTTTACGGGCGAACTTGACGAGGATAGCATTATCCCGCCGCTGCCCGAAATCCAGCGCCAATTGCTGCTTGACTCTCAGGAGAAAATTGAATACCTGCTGATCAACGGCGACACCGATACCACAGCGTCAACCAACATCAATCTCATCGACGGGACGCCTACCACGGGAACGAACGGTAGCTTGTATCTGGCGCTCAACGGCTTCCTGAAACTAGCGCTTGTCACCACAACGGCTAATAGCCGTGACGGTGGCGCGCTTGCCACTGACGACTATCTGGCGCTGCTGAAATTGATGGGCACGAACGGTGTCAATGCTACCGACCCCAACAAAATCCTGTGGCTTGTTGACAATCCAACCTACTTCGCTACGCTGGCTCTCAACGATGTTAAGACCCGCGAAGTGGGCCTGTTCACGCTCGAAAACGGGACGATCCAGCAGCTTTGGGGCAGTAAACTTCTGCGCTCCGGTCAAATGGCGCTGGCGAATGGCAGCGGCAAAATCCCGGCAGCAGGTGGCACATTGGGACGTATTCTGGCGGTTCGCCCGGATCAGTGGGCACTCGGTTGGAAGCGTCACGTTAGCACCGAGATCGAGCGCCGGGCGCTGTCCGATACGACTACTATCGTGTCGTACATGCGGATCGGACTGACCGCGCGTGATGGCGAGGCAAGCGCCGTGTCTTACAATCTGTCTGTTTAGTAAGAGAGGTATTAATATAATGACCCAAGACACCTATCATCAAGTCTATAAAGGTGATACGGATATGGGCGCTACGACCTACAAGCGCACGGTAGTAACTAAAACGGCTAGTTACACCTTGACCACGGAAGATACTGGAAAGTTGTTTCTGGTCAATGGGTCGGGAACCGTCGTTTTCACCTTGCCTTCCACCGCTATTGGACTTGAATTTACCATCCAGGTAATGCAATTGCCCGGTTCCGGTGTTGGTACATCGTTCTCACCCGCTACCGTTGACAAAATTATCGGCAATGGATTTACTGCCGCTGACGATAAAGATGCTATCAATACCGCCGCGACGGATCGTCTTGGCGATTTGATGACTGTTGTAGGCGATGGCGTTGACGGTTGGTATATCACCAATGTTATCGGCACCTGGGCCAGAGAAGCTTAACACTACGGGCGGGTTAACCCCCGCCCAAAGGAATGACTATGGAAGTTGTACTAAAAGTGACGCCAGTATCAGCAGCGGGATCGGCTACCAGCGATCTGCCTGTGACGGGTTTCATTGAGGCGATCTTTGTTGACTATACATCGCAAGCCGCCACAACGGACGTGACAATCACTGAAGTCGAAGGACTGCAACGGACGCTGTTAGCGCTAATCAACACAAATGCTGACACAACAGCCTATCCTCTTATCCAAGCAACTGACACGGCTGGCGCGGCGCTTACGAGCACGTATAGCGGTATCTATGTAAGTGGCGTCCATCTAAAAGCGACGGTAGCTCAGGGAAGCGATATCGCCAACGGCGTTGTTGTGCGCATTCTCGTATCCGGTGTAACGGGAGGCTGATGCTATGGGCGCTAGATCATCCACTGCATCAGGTGTTCCACTAAACGGAACGGGAACCGTTGCTGCACTCACAGTGACGGGCGATCAGGCCATTGGTGGAAACGAGACCGTAACAGGCAATGTCACGTTGATTGGCAAGCGTATTGACACACCATCGGCTTCACAAACACTGACGGCAAGTACAGCGATTCTCGCCAATGCCGCGACGGTCAAAATCACGTCGGCGGGTATCATTATCTCAACTGCCGCCCCGCTCATGGCGGACGGCGTTGATGGGCAGGTGGTTCGCATTCTCAACGTGGGTGCGAATTCAATAACTTTCAGCGACCAGGGACTCTTAGCCAGTAGCAATGTAAGGTTAACGGGTAACACGCTGGCGCTACTTAGTCGTCAGTCAATGGAATTAACCTACATCGCTTCTGTTGGAGACTGGATACAAACAGGACCGCTTATCGCGGTGCTATAAGGGGGATTTATGGCTAAACAGCAAGTAGTACCAGAATTGCCAATCGAACCGGAAATCGAAGAGACGCCCGTGCCCGTGCTTGCGCAGCCCGAACCCGTATCAAAAGTGCAAGTGCTGGAAGACTACGGCGGGCGGCGCACAGGCGAGGTTCGCATTCAACCGGGCGTGTACGACGTGGACGATCCGGCGCTCTTCGGATTGGCGGATTATCTAATCGCCAATGGCAAGGCCCGCAAAGTCTAACCATGACACCACCACTGACCACGCCGCTGATCCTGCGATCCAGCCTCAACGCTAAACTGACAGCGGCAAGTACCACTGCCGTGAACGCGGCAGTGGTAGACAAAATCATCGAATGCAGCGCTGAATTGCAGCTATGGTGCAAACGTCGCTTCGATGAGCGGATCGATACCGTCTACCACACAGCAACACCGTTAAGTTTTGGTGGCGATGTGTACGGTCCCGAACTGTTTTTCCGCGATGACTTGCGCTCTATTACCACGATTGTAAATGGTGACGACGTGACAGTCGATAGCAACTTATATGTGCT